TCCCGGCTGATGCCGGTAATGATTTCGGCGGCGATCATTTGCGCCGTTTCAGCCGAGATACCCAGCGGGCCGGTCATGCCTTCGATAATGCGGGTGCGGAGGTCTTCGACAAATTCGCTCATGAATGGCTATCTTCCGTAGTTGTTGATGACGCGGCGGCGCGGGGTGCCTTTGAAGACTTGCGGTGGGGTGGGTTTTGGGGTGGTTTCAGGGTTGACCGGGGCAATTGGCTGGGCAAAGAGATCACCCGTCGACGGCTCTAGCGCGGCCTCCAGCTTTGCCCATTGCGGTTCTTTCCAGATATGCACCCGCAGGCTCGGGTGATGACTGGCCGCGAGGGCATAGCACCAGGTGTCGAGTGCTTCGTTGCGTGGCCTGATCTTGATCCAGCGGCGCTTGGCGGGGTCCCACACTTCGGCGGTGAGTTGGCTGTAAAAGCTGGCGTTGAGTTTTTCCGGAAAGTGAATCATGCGCTCGTGATCGAGGGCGCGTTTTCCATCGGCGGCGAGAATGGCGTACAGCGTGTGCTTGGCGGTGTCGCCACCGACCAGCCAGCCCTCGGCACCGTGCTTGATGGTTTTGCCACGAACCGTCACGTCAAGTTTGCTCGGGCGGTTGATGATTGGCTTGCCGGGCGAGCTGGCCCCCTTGACGGCAATGGTGCGCCCACGGCGCAGGCGGGTAAAGGCCAGTACGTAATCGGTCAGGTAGCCGCTATCGATGGCGGTCATGCTGATTTTCATCGGCAGGCCACGGCTGTTGGGCAGGGGCATTTGCAAATAGGCGTCGAGCTTTTCCCAGCTTTCCTCGGTGGTTGGATCGGCTGGCATTTCGTGATAATCGATCACCCATTGCTGCCCTGCCCGGCCATGACCGAGCACCAGGATTGCGAAGCGGTCTTTTTGAACGTCGACGCCACAGGTGAGCGCCAGGCAACCGACGGGGATGGTGCGGGATTCGTAGGACGCGGCGCGGCTGGCCAGATCGTCGGCATCGAGCTTTTCGTTTGGGTCGGCAACGACTTCGCCCAGGCGCAGGTTGATGAAGGTTTTTTGCCGCGCCGGGTCTTTGCTGGCTTCCAGCCATTCCGTGGCGAGTTCTGTCCAGGTGAGGCCGAGGCCAGTCGGGGTGTAGAGGCCGTTGATGTGAAAGCCAGCGACCGGGCGCTCGGGGTAGGTTGCCACCCAGCGGCCCGCGGCGAGCATTTTGGTTTTGTGATGCTCTTCAATACCCGTGCCACAGTCGGCACAGTGATAGACCGCCTCTTCCGGCTGTCCTTTCGGCCAGCGCAGGTTATCCCAGGCCAGCGCCTGTTCGTGGCCACAGTGGGGGCACGGCACATGATAGCGGCGCATGTCGCTGGCCAGCCATTCCTTGTTGATGCGCGACAGGCTTTCGATGGTGGGCGTGCTGACCAGGAACACTTTACGCCGGGGGAAGGTGGTGGTACGGGCTTCTGCCAGCTTGATTGGATCGCCCTCGCCTTCCAGCTCCTGCGGATAGGCGTCGATCTCGTCGAGAAACACATAGCGCGCCGGCATTGAGCGCAGGCTGGCACCAGAGTTGGCGCCAGAAATGACCATGACGCCACCCGGCCATTCTTTCAGCAGCGTGGTATTGCCGGAATCACGCGCCCGGCTCGGGGCAATTTTGCGGCGCAGGCTCGGGCAGTCGTCAATCATTGAGGCCAGGCGCTGCTTTGACCAGCGTTCAGCCATGTCCAGCGTCGGCTGCACGATCATCATCGGCGCTTTCTGGGTGTCGATAAACCAGCCCACCCAGTTGTTACCCATCTCAGTGCCGGCCGATTGCACCGATTTCATGAACACGACGCGCTTTGCCGGGTGATCGGCGGACAGGCATTGCATGATCTCGTCGCTGTACGGCACGCGGGAAGTTCGCCACGGCCCCGGCTCGCCAGCGCCCTTGGTCGGCAGCCGGCGATGAGCGTCGGCCCATTCGGTCACAGTCAAGCGCGGCGGCGGTTCAATACCGGCAGCAATCGATTCGCCAGCCAGCAACGCGCCGTCGAGCATGGCAAAGAGCAGGCGATCAGGCGCGCCCATCGGCATCTCCTTCCAGTCTCATAGTGCGCGCGCCATTCGCCAGATCAGCCAGCACCAGATCAATCTCGGCAGTGATCAGCGCATGGCAGGCCGTGGCGTCAGACTCGGCAGCCAGGCGCTCGGAAAGCTTGTCGGCAATCTTTTCGAAGGCGCTACGAGCCGTTGCCGCCCAACTGGTGACGGCCCGGCGAACGCGGGAGGCTTCGACCAACTCCCCCAGCGCCTGGCGCTCCTTCAATTCAGCCAGGTTCGCTTCGTGCGTTTCCCGCTTGGCGCGCGCCTCCTGCAAGTCGTAAGCACTGGCGATCACTTCCTGCATAGTGTGCGCCGCAGCCGGCGGAACAATGCTGGGGGCCAGCTTCGGCGAAAGCTTCTGGTCGATATTGACGCGATACCAGTCCGCTGCCAGATCAATGCTATCGACCGGCATCCCCTTGGCTTTGAGCTGGGTAACCCGAGCCTCAGTCACCCCGAGAACTTTAGCTATATCCGACTGCTTAGGCTTGCTCACTTAAGACCCTTAACTTTTCTATCCCTAGCGAAATGGCGCGCGCGAATGACCCCCGGGCTTTTGATCCTCGGGAGTACCTTTTCATCATTGGGTCACACCGCTTAATGAATTGATGACGCGGGTGTATTTGATCCAGACCCACCCTTGGTCATCGACAACGTAGCCAGGCTTTGAGCAAATGAGATCGAAGAGATGAACAATGCCAAACGCTTCAGCGACATTGCGGGCGTGCTGCTCACCTCTTGACGACCAAAGCATGAGGTAAAAGCCTAATGCCTTCTGCTGCTCGCACCACTCGACCAGCCGGCGATTGCAAGCCCCATTGATCTGCAGCGTCCCATCAACATCAACAGCGATGACACGAGGTGGGGGGAATGACTGACTGATCATCTTGCTGTGCTCAGTGCGTCAGCCAGCGCTTTGTCAAACTCTTGACGCCACACTCTATCGACCACGCTCTTTGCTTTACCTTTGAAGTCAAAGCGAACGCGATAGCGGGCCGAAACCTTTGGAAACACAATCAGCGGTATCAGTGACCCATTAGCGATCTTGTATATTCCACGCGGCCAGAGTTTTCCTGTTTTGTCTACCGGGTCTCCGTAATACAGTTCGAGCTTTGCGCTTACCCTAACTCGCCTTGCCGCAGCCTTCTTTGCTCCCTTATCCTTCCGAGCCAAGGCCATAAGGCCAGCAATGACGCCTTTTGGAATATTGCCGTAATCATTGAGCTTGATAGCGGACGGCAGTTTTAGCCCAGCCTCGCCAGGTGAGCGTGAGCCGCCAGAAACTTGCCATTGCATATACTCAGCTTGAATTTTGCGGAATCCTACAGTTACCTGCAGCCGTGATTTGTCAGCACGCTCAAGCACCGCCACCCCTTTTTTCGTGAATGGCGTAGGGCGATCAAGCGCTTTTTCCATCTCGGCCGGCATTGCCTCCACTACACGCTTTGCCGTGGCATTGAGCGCCTTGCTAGCTGCAAAATTTACCTGCTTTGCCATCCCAGCAAGGCGAGCTTTGACGGCGCCAAAACCCTCCATTTTCACGGTGATCATGCGTTGCGCTCCCTGCGTTGCAGATCCTTGAGGCAATCTGCCCAGGCTTCGCAGGATTGGCCGTGGTTGCTTTTGGTGGCGTAGTCGCAGCCGGTGCAGACTTCCTTGGGGTAATCGCGGTAGGGCATCTGGCGTGCGATGGCGATGGACAGGGTGCGGTCTTTCAGTTCCCGTTCCTGGGCACGGTCAATATCGTCCATTGCTGACTCCATTCTTGTTGCTCACGACCATCGGCCCGACCAGTGTTTCGGAGAGCTTTACGGCGTCCCCTGCAAACGGCTTGCCGATGACGTGTCCGTTTTCACTCGCAAACACCATAGAAACGCTGCCAAATACGTTTTTGAAGTCTTGGGCTACCTGAGTACAGGTCGGCAGGTTTTGGCGAACCCAGGCCGCTTTATCTTCATCCTTACTCATCTCTACCTTTTCTTTGTAGTTACGTGGAAATGATGTGGTTACGCGTGCGGTTACGCCGGGAAGGCCCGTAGTTACGTGGGTTACGCGGTTACGCCATGGTTTGCACTGCTCACGCGAGGAAGTATTGCCTTGGGTAAAATCGCATCGTGTACGCGCGCCTGTGAGCGTTACAAACCCACGCGTAACCGCGTAACCCACGTAACTGCAAGGGTTCCCGGCGTAACCGCACGCGTAACTGAGGGCTTTACGCGTAACCGTCACGGCGCACTGCCCCCGGTTTCGGCCATGAACTTGCCCATGTACTCCTCAAAATCAGCCACACAGACCGCAGCCCACTTACCCTCGGTCTGGCCATCGGGCGGGGCGCAGCCATCCGGCAGCCAAATCCGTTCGCTACGCTTGCCATTCACCACATCGTCCAGCTTGGTCACCTTGTAATGCATCAGATCAACCGGCACGCCCTTGACCCTGGACACCGTGTGCGCCAGCTGCTCGACCGTCTTCTTCACCGACTTGGTAAAAGCCTCCTGGGGCGGCGGGAAACGCTCGCCAGTGACCGAACACCAACGCTTGAACGCCCGGTAAAGCTGCCCGGCGCCACATACCATCAGAGGGAGGGGGAGAAGGCCGCTCACCCACTCACGCACAAAGCGTTCGGCCGGCTTCAAGCCCAGCTCAATCAGATCGCGCTTCGCTGTCGTCATCGGCGGAATATCGAACTCCGTGAAGCCGCTCAGATCCAGCTTCAGCAGATAGTCCAGGAACGCCTCACGGCCACCGTTGCGCAGGCACTCAGCGACCCGCGAATACAAATCGTCATGCCGGCGCGGTGGCGTATAGACGCAGAAGTAACGCCGGTCACCCTCCTCCAGCGCCAGCGGCTGATGCTCATTCGACAGGAAGACCACATTTACATAGTTCTTTTCCGTGCGCAGCGGCAGCATCTTGGTATTGATCTGGATTGTTTCGCCGGTAATGAACGCCTTGAGCTTGTTTTTCTGGTGATACAACTCAGCCCGTGCCACCACCTCATCGCCGATCAAAAAACACTTCTGGGAAGCCCAGTCGTTGAACTTGTCTTCCAGCTGCTCCTGACCCACGACCAAGGCATAGCGCCCATAAATGGCCGCCACGATCTCGAAGAATAAATTCTTGCCAGCCCCTTGCGGCCCGTGGAAGACCAACGCCGAGCGCATCTTGGTACCGGGCTTCTGCAGCGGCAGCGCGATCCACTTCAAGCACCACAACATCACCTGCTCAGCGCCCACCGCCGATTCCGCGCTATCGGCACACAGATGCGTCAGCAATTCAATAATCGGCGAGTAATCACCCTTCTTCGGCTTGCAATAGAACCCGGAAAACAAATTGATGCAAGGATCAACCACATGGCCAGAAGGCTCAAAAACCAACTGGTCCGGCAGGATCATGCGGCGCTGGTCACTGTTCAGCCACAGTTTGACGTAATCGCTGCCGTAAGCCAGGCGCAGCGCATTGACTTTCAGCACCATGCGGCACTTCAAGTCATACACCGTGTCCGTACCGTATATCAGCACATATTCAGCCAGCAGCCGGTTCGCCCTACCCCAGTCAATCGGCCGCTCATCCTTCTTTTTCCCCTTCCCCCCACTGCTGCGCGATTTCGCGCCAGCCGGAGGGGCTGGAGTATTCGAACCAGCCTCGGCAGCCACATCAACCATATTCACAACCTTTTTAAGCGGCATGCGCCAAACCCTCCACCGGGCGAACATTCAAACGGGAAAGGTAAGCAACCGGCCCCTGAAACTGCCTGGCAACCGTGGCCAAGCCATGGCCGACATGCAAATCGTTGAAATCCGTATCCTTCAACCCGCGCTCACCGGGGAAGACGGGGTAAATCAGGTGCGCATAAGGCACCCGCTTTGAAATCTCGGTCGCCTTTGTGACGCCAGGGTTGCCCGACGTCTGCCAGTCATCATCGGCACACACCAAAATCGGGCTAGTCGGGTACAAGCCCCGCAGCATTTCAGCCACCGGGCGCAGGTTGCCGGCATCAAACGCCACAAACACCGCCAGCCGGTTATTCAGCGCCATGCGGATCGTCAAGCCGGTTGCCATGCCCTCGCACAACAACACCACCGCACCCACCTCAACCAAACCCAGCCGGCACGCGCTCCCCTGCTTTGCCGTGCCCGGCGTAAAACGCTTGCCGCCATCAGCTGCAATCACCTGGGCACCGACCAACGCCGATTCCCGCGGCAAGTCATAACGCACCATCGGCACCACCACGGCGCCCTCCGGCAAAAACTTCAAGGATTCCGCCTCAACCTGCTTACGGGTCAAATACGGCGAAACCCCCGCCTTGCTGGCAGACGACCACAAAGCCGCCGCGCGCATGGCCGCCATGCGTGCCCGGCGCTCACGCTCGAGCCGCTCGGCAGTCGCCAGCTGCTCACGCCGCAAACGCCGTGCCTCAACCTCTTCTGCTGACGGCTGCGCATGCTCGCTGTCATCCTGCCAACCCGCCAAGCGCGCCGCATGAAACAAAGAGCCGGCAGAAACCGCCCCGCCTGCCTTGAATGACTTCCAGACCGCTTTCGCCGCGGCTGGCTGATACGCATCGGAAGTGCGGGACCAGTCATCCCACAAACCAAACCCATCGGCCCCAAGCTCAGCCTTGACGGCCATGCCCATGCGCACCCAAATATCCCGGTCATCAGGACAAATGAAGCTCAGAGCCGCCCGCACTCGGTCGTAATCGCGCATTTACTCTATCCCCGGTATCACTTGGCCCGGTCTTTTGCCGGGTTGGTGCTGCCATCGGACAATATGAAGACGCGGCGATACTGGTTAGTAGGGGTCATATCAAGCGGCCTCTTGGGTTGGGGTGTTGCGCAGGTAGGCCCAATCGACATCGGGGCGCAGGTCTTCGCAGCGCACGGCGCCATTGGTGGCGCGTTCGATGGCTGGGCATTTTTCGGCGGGCACATTGCCGCGAACCAACCAGTTATGAACGACTTGCGGCACGACGCCCAGCAGTTTTGCCAGGGCGCTCTGCCCACCTACCAGCGAAATCGATTTAATAAGAGCTTCCATTTGCCCAAGAATAAACAGGTGGGGAATTTATGTCAACACGTGGTGTTGGTATAGGTCAACAAATGTTTAAGAATCACCCCATGGGGATCGGATCACGCATTAAATCTCGCCTGGACGAACTGGGGTGGCAGAGAAAACATCTTTACGATGCACTGCCCGACCTAACCGCGCAGGCCCAATGTGGTGTATTTGCCTCGCTGGGACAACCTTCCCGCATAAATAACACCACAAATTCCCGCGGAACATCCTCGCAGCTCGTTTATGAACACGGAAATTATCCATACGTCTACACCGAAGAAATTCCAGGCTATCAAACGCAAGCCGTGCGAAGTTTTCGGCATTAACTCAAGACCGCTTCAATGCGGTTTTTTTCGCCTAATTATTCCCCATGTGTTGACACGTTAAAACAACGGGTGTTTAATGACTCAACGCAACAAAACACCCCACCACCAACCCAGGAGCCCCCAATGATCCGTCCCATCACCGACACCCTTCGCCATATCGGCGGCGGCGTGTTTATCGACATCGCCAGCGACAAGCTGGCTGAACTGGTGGCTGCGGTCGACGCGACCGGCAAGGCCGGCAGTATCGACATGAAGATCAAGATGAAGAAGGCCACGCGCGGCGGGGCCATGCACATCACCGGCACGGTAAAGCTGAACAAGCCGGCCGAAGAACCGATGGAGGCAATGCTGTTTGCCACCCCGGAAGGCAACCTGGTTGCCGACGACCCGCACCAGCAGAAGCTGGACCTGAAAAGCGTGGCAAGCGCAACCGATACCGCCCCGCTCCACCTCAAAACCGCTTAAGGAAATCCCGTGGACAACACCGAACAAACCAACATCGCCGAAACACTGGCGCGCGAAATGAAGCAGCCCATTGAGATCATCAGCGAGCCAAACGGCAACCTGAAGCGTGTCGCGCTACCGCCGGGCTGGACGATGGTTGAGAAAGACGACGACCAGAAGTTGCTGGCCAACCCGCGCCGCAAGCTGGCTAAGGTGCGCTTGCACGATGCCGACAGCTTTATCGACTACAACAAGCGCCACGGCTCGGTGGCTGACAGCACAATCTGGTGCTTGGCTGACTACAAAGCCGGCAAGGTGGGATTCACCGCCATCCTCAATGACCACGGCGAAGAGGAATGGGAGGCCGCCTGGCGTGACCATCGCGCCACGTTCAGCCCGGAGTTTTCCGAAGAGTGGAACCGCTGGGCGGGCATGCACAAAAAGCCTTTCACCCAGCCCGACTTTGCCGCGTTTATCGAAGACAACCTGAAAGACATCGCCAGCGTAGAGGGCAGCGCCACCGGTGCCCAGATGCTGGAAATGGCCCTGACCTTTGAAGCCAATCAGGACATGCGTTTCAAGAGCGCCATTCGCCTGCAGAACGGCGGCGTTCAGATGAGCTTTGTGCAGGACGACGACGCTCAAACGCTGCAGAAGATGCAGGTATTCGACCGCTTTTCGCTCGGCCTGCCGGTGTTCTGGAACGGCGATGCCTACCGCCTCGATGCCCGTCTGCGCTACCGCGTTCGCGACGGCAAGCTGGCCTTCTGGTTTGAGTTGATCCGCGCTGACAAGGTGCTGGAAGCCGCGACCCAGACGCTGATCAACGTCATTCGCGAGAAGACCGGCAACCCGTTCTTTTTCGGCGAGCCTTTCGTCCAGTAACCCCACCACGGCCAAGCCAGCCCCGCCGATAGACAAGTGGGCTGGCAGCAGAATCAGGAGTCAAGACCATGATCGGAAAAACCTGCCTCGTCCGCACCTACAGCGCTGGCGTATTTTTAGGAAAAATCGTCGAGCGCGACGGTAAAGAAGTTCGCCTGACCAACGCCCGCCGCATCTGGTATTGGGAAGGGGCTGCGAGCTTGTCACAGCTGGCGAACGAGGGCACCAGCAAGCCAGGCAAGTGCAAGTTCCCCTCCCCGGTTGCAGAAGTGGTGCTGACCGAAGCCATTGAAATCATCCCGGCCACTGAGGCGGCAATCGCGTCTATCGCAGCCGTACCGGAATGGAAACAGTAATCGACGGGTCCGGGTACGGGGACGGGTCCGGGTCCGGGTACGGGTACGGGGACGGGGACGGGTCCGGGTCCGGGTACGGGGACGGGTCCGGGTCCGGGGACGGGTACGGGTACGGGTACGGGTACGGGTCCGGGTCCGGGT